CTCTTTCTTGTTTCCATAGTATTTTTCATATAGATTTGATACTTTGTTTATATAAGCTGGATCTTTATCTAACCAATATCGTTTATCTTTCATCATAGCTCTTAAATCAGATAAACTTGGAGCTGCTTCAATAGCTGTTTCTGTATTTGGTATTGGAGCATCTTTATTTAATTTCATTATTTCTTCAATTAATTTTACTCCATTTGCACTACTAGCAATTTTTGACATAGTTTCATATGCATCAGTAGATAGATTTTTTTTTGACCACAGTTCAGCAGCTTCTATTCTAGCTTGTGCATTATCACCTAAAGCTTTTTTTTCATCTTCAACACTAGGCAAAGCACTAACTTCATTGTTTACAAATGCGTTAATACCTTCATTAAATTGTTCCTGAGTAAGCCCATTATCTTTGGCTGTTTTTTGCCACCATTGTAGTAAAGGCATATCAGCATTGATATCGACATCAACTCCCTCTTCCAATTCAGGTTTGGTAATTTCGTAGTTCTCAGGTACTTTAGCTCTTTTTTCTTTTTCAATATCTTCGCGTATTTGTTTTGATAATTCATCTGTTCTTGCTCCCAATTTTTTTTCTAGTGAATTATAACTTGCTGAAAGTTCTTCAACATTTATTTCATTCAAATCTTTGTTCCAAAATTTTTCAGGAACATACTCAGGTTTTTCTTGAGTTTTTGTTTCCTGTGTTTCTTGTGTTGCTACTTCTTCAACCATTCTTTACCTCGTCTAATTCTATTTTTAATTTGTTGCAGCATATACCTTTGCCCTTCCAAATGCCATAGTACTCTACTATCTGCACTTGGATTTATAGTTATATTCATAACAATACTATCGAAATAATCCAATATTTTTTTACCATCTGGATCAGAAAATACTGCAGCAAATATTCTATCTATTTCCTGTGTTTCGGACTTACTGTCCTTCTGGCGATTGACTAGGGATTCCCAACTCATTAGCAGCCATATTAGACTGTTGAGCCATATTTTGCAACTGGTTAATTAATTCTTGTTGCTCTTGAGGATCACGGATTAGCTTTTCTGGTAATCCTAATTTATCTGCAATATATCTAGCTACTTCATCTTGTTTGACAATCATATTAAGTATTTGTGGTCCAAATGTTTGTGCCAGTATAGAATTAAAATTATTTACTACTGCAATATCTTGTTGATGTTGAGCTTGAGATAATGGAGATGTAGATATAATTTTTACTTCTCTACCATTTACTTGAGGTATATCTATTCTACCTTGTTTAGATAATATCCTAATTACTCTACGAAGTAATGGTGTTATAAATTCTGCTTGTAATCTACCAAATGATGATCCTATTTGTCTTGATAAATCAGCCATTCTTTCTGCAACTTCTGTAGCAGACATTGGTGTTCCTTCAGGTCTACCAAGTGTTTCCATATATAATGCTTTCTTAATATTCTGACGCATATCACTTAGTATAAGTTGTGCTACATCAAATCTACCAGCTCCAGCTAAAGGTGTAAGACCTCTACTATTTGGAGCTACTGGAATCAAAGCGCCCGGAACTAAATTTATATTATCAGGATTTACTACTCCATCATCTTCATAAGTATATATACCACTAATATTCATCTGTGCATTTTGTAATATTAGTTCTACTGTAAGATTTGTAGTTTTGATGGCAGCCATACTATTGAATACTGGGCCACGACCATAAACTTCACCTGATCCTTTATTCCATCTAAATACAATGTAAGGATTGCTACCATTACCTTCTAATTCTTTTTCAAAAATTATTTCTTCTTCATTCATACAAGCAACACAATACTTATATTTTTCTTCATTTTCATTTTCATATAATCTGTAAACACCTTCTACTATGTTTGCTTTTTTGCTATCAAATTTATCTATTGCTTCTAACATTTTTTCTGACATCTCAGCATTAGGATAGGCAACCATAAGTTGATTGTATGGTATTTGTCTTTTTCTAAATACAGTATCTACTTTATTATCTGGTCCATTATTTAACATTACCTTTGGTAAAGGTATTGCAGTAAACTTAATAGGATTTAATGCATCTCCTTCTTCAATTAACATTACTCCTGTACCAATAGCACAGTCCATAAATGCTTCATGTACTTCTTGGTTAAAATTTGATCCAGATAATACTTCAAATACATATTTTGTTATTGCATCTAATGCTTCATTTACAGATGGTTTTTGTTCATCAGGTATTTCTGATCCAGCTTCTAAGTTTGCCCATCTACCATATGTTGGAACTAAACCAGCTTGTAATCTACTAGCAAATTCTTGTATTCCTACTACTGCAGTTTCATCAAATATTTTATCTGTTCTTCTTTCACCAATAGTTTCTTCATAAAAAGATTCTCTTTGTGGCATAGTATATTCATATGCTTCTTCATATTTATCTTTCCAATGATCATGTATTCCTTCTGCATCAGAATACTTTTTCATAAACATTTTAAATTTATTTTCAGGATCAAATCCTATATTACTTTCTGCTACTGGTGTATAAACCATTATAATTCTCCTGATATTGTTTGTTTTACTCCACTAAAAAATGTTCTATTACCTTTTAATGCTTCGTTTCTTCTTGTTAGTGCAGCCATTCTTTTAGCATATGCTTCTGCAGTTTCTCCTTCTTGCATAAGTGCTTGTTGTTCTGAAGCTGTTTGATCTGCTACTGTTTTATTTTGACTTGAAGTTGTTCTATTAGATGCAGCCATTGAAGTAGAACTAGCCATATTTCTCATAAAAGTATCAACATAGTTACCATAAGTCTTTTTTCTAACTTCATTAAAAGCTGTTGCTGCTAAAGGCATACCTACTATTGCTCCAGCTCCTAGTACTGCCATTTGTATATTTTGTTGTCTTTTAAACATTGGCTCTGATATTTTTGTTCCTGTAAGTATTCCTGTAGGATCACCACTACCCATTGCAGTACCAGATGATCCATATTTCATTTCCATACTTTCTGAAGTTCCTCTTACTGATCTAGTAATACTTGGATCACCAGCTTTATATAATCTTTCTCCTTCTTCTTGGCTTATTCTAATAAAATCTCCACCTACTTGTCTAAAATAAGTTCCAGCTTTTGCTTTACCTTTACTAATTAAAAAATCATCAGCAGCTTTACTAGCTTCTCTTCCATAAAAATCTTGATCTTTTCCAGTTAAGTTATTAGCTTTACCACCTAATCCTAAACCAAGAGTATCAGACACATATTTTTTACCTTGATTTACTGTTGATTGATTATTGTTATTATTACTACTAGTGCTTCCACTACTAGAACTAGATGAAGTTGATCTTTTACCACCCATTAATTTTCCTCACCTTCATAAAAGAATCCTTTACCACCAGCTCTAGAGAAAAGCGATCTCATTCCAACCATTCCTTTTGCTTTTCTTCTTTTTAATTTTTTATCTGCTGCTTCTTTTTTTTCTTGTTCTTCTAATTCCTCTTGCCTTCTTCTTTCAATATCTTCTCTCATTGCTTTTTCAGCAGGAGTTTCTTTATATTCTGGCTTTCTAAATCTACCCATATCAAATGTCTATTTCACAATATCCATCTTTTTTCAACGCACAATATAGCTGATAGGGTGTAAACACCCAAAATCTGCTCATTCCTATTAGTCTTTGTACATAACTTACACATGAATGTTCTTTTATCCAACTTCCCATTATAACTGGAAACTTAGGTATGCTTTTTTTTACAGGAACTCTAAATATATGACCTTTTTTTTGTTTTATCATTCTAAATATAGCATCTACCTTTGTTTCTTCTATAACTTCTATTAATAACTGACTAAATAAAGTTTCTACTATTATCCATACTTTTTTTTCAGGATCATATCCCATAACACCACAATGTTTATAACCTTTTTTAAAAAATCTATGTGTTCTGTGGTAATCTTCGTTTTGATAAAAGAAAACTAACCATTCATTCTGTTTTGCCATACACTTCTTTTTTTATTATTTCCAAATATATTCCAACCTCTAGTTTTAACTACTGTTGGTTGTTTTGCTCTACCAGATATTAGCTGTTTACCTTCTCCAGCTCCTAACATTAAGTATTGTAAAGCATCATGAACATGAGAGTATCTATTCTTCATTGGTTTTTCATCATATCTATCTCCTGATGTTTGTAATCTTCTGTAAAAATAACCACCATTAAAACCTTTTTTTAGATTTATACATCTATGATCTAATACAAATCCTGATTTACCTTCTATTAATCTACCAAGTGTAGTTTCTACTGATTCTATTCTAAGAGCTACATCATTACTATGTGTAGGTTTACCCATCAATCCATTTTGTCTTAATATTTGAAATGGTGTTGTTTCATCTGTTTGCGCTCTAAAATCTCCAGCTGGATCACCATATATTTCTATATCTAAGTTCCTATAATTCTTTGCTATCTCATGTTTTAGAAGTTCACTAAATCTAGCTATACCCATATCAAAACAAACTAGCTCCTGTAATATTAACCATTTACCATTAGGTAGTTTTTGACCAAAGACTGCAGCTGGTGTTAATCCAAAATCTATTCCAATAAATACAGTCATTGGACCAGCTTCTAAATCTTCTTTTGATAAATGTGCTTCTTGATTCCAACTAGGATATACTGGTTTACCATCTTCCAATGATCCTAGTTTATTCATTACATAAACATCTATCCAACCTTTTGTTTTACCTTTGATAATATTATTATAATAATCAGGTGTAAGATTATTTTTGTTTTCACATGAAATATTTTCTTCATATCCTTCTAAAGTTCCATCTTTATTCTTTTTTTCTTTCATAGCTGATGGTTGAGTATGAAAACTCCAGTTATCAGGTTTAACTAGCATTAATGCTTCTTCTCTTGATAAATGATCTGGTACTGGTACATCTCCAGCCATAATAGGCCACCAATGATCTTCTTCTGGTGCGTTTGTATCTGCAATAACTCCATACCAAGATGCACCACCATCTCTCATACTAGGAAATCTACCTACCCTCATGGTACAAGCATCTATAATTGATTTTGGTAGTTCTCTTGCTTCGTTTACCCATACTCCTGTAAGCTCTAATGATAGTAATTTTTTAACATCTTCAGGTCTATCTAATGCTAGGAAGATAACTTCTAAATCTAATTCACCTACTGTTATTCTATGTGTGTAAGGTACACTCCATTGAAATGTTCCCCATTCGTTTTCAGGAAACCAATCTAACCATGTTTTAATAGTAGTCGTTTTAAGCTGCGGATTAGTGTTCCTAATAACGGCCCAGCGGGATTTTCTTTTTCCTTGAGCGTTTTTTTTCTGTAAGAGA